ACTTTTTAGCCATCGTTACCTGAAATGGAGTGAGCCGGATCTTGGAAGATGAGGTGCTCCGTGTCGCAGGTGCGACGACATTCGATTTTTGACGAGGAGCGGAACTCGTTTGAGTTTCCGGTTCGTTGCTGTCCAGACCGAAGTTCTCTGGAAACACTTGGCGAATTCGCGAATTAAGTCGCGTATAGTATTCGTCGGAGTTAGGGTCGATTCCAGACTTAATGAGCTTAGTGTGTAAGCCCAGAGCAAAACTGGTCATCTCATCATCGCTACCGAACCAAGAATTCTCGCTTTGCCATCTAGCAGCTTTAGGGTCTGCTTGAGGTTGGCGAGGGACTTCCCTAGGTGCGATTTTTACTTCATTTTCTTCTTTTTGTAAAGCGGGTCTGAAATTATTTACCCGATCCATCTTAATCTTGGCAGAAGTTAACAACTCCTGAGCCTCAACTAAAGCGTCAGAATCACCCGATTCATAGGCTAATTTGTAGCGTCGCTTGGCATCATCTACCTCGTTAGACACTACTTTCTTAGCTTGTTCTAATAACGCAGACTGGCCTTCGCTTAGGGAACCTTTGAGTTTCTTGTTCTCTTCGGCTACTGATTGGGCAAAAGCTACAGCCTCTTCCCGCTCGCGGGCAGCTTCCTCAGCACGGCGACGCTCATTGTGAAAGCCAGACTGGAGGTCAGCAATACGCTTCTTAACCTTCTCGTCGTACTTCTCAATCTCATCATCGTTGTTAGAAGTTTCTGCTGTTTCTTTTTTGGCCGGCGCAGAAGTCTCAATCTCTACATCTACCCCGCCATCATCCTCAGCCACAGGCTTTTTCACTTCCTCATCGGGGAAAGAGAATTCTTCTTTATTAAGATTTTCCATAGACTACTCCTTAATAGTTAGGTCGCTGAATTCCACGGGGATCCTGTACAACCGCTTCAACGCTATCGTCGTTGATAAGTCGCCACTCGGTACCGTGTATTTTCATTCGCGTCCCAGTATTAGGTCGCGTAATGATGAAATCTCCAACTTTGCATGATGCCCCTGAAGGAAAACGCTTTTCGTCTTTAAAAGCGTCTGGGCCAATCTTGGCCACAAACAAGACGGGAGAAAGCAATTCTTCGTGGTACATAGCCGTGGTAGATTTTAAAATGCCGGTTTCGCTAAATTCCTCTTCTGCTTTAGGGAGCATGCAAAGAATATGGTAAGTAGCGGGATCGGGCACTTGTCGTGCTTTTTCTTCTGGATCTTTGTTAAGAAGACCAGAAAGATCAACAGCAGACACATCAAATTCACTCATCGTCATCATCCTTAATTTTTCTTAAAAGGTCATTCAACTCATACTGCGCGGTTCGTAGACCCTTGATTACTCCGCACATACCTTTGTAATCAGCGTAGTCTTTAGCCACGCCGTCACATAAAGATCCAGTTAAATCCTGTACACGTTCATTAATCTTTTGATTCAAGACTTCAAATATTTTCAGTTCCATGATGCACCTCTAATGGTTTAAAAGTAATAGGGTCGTATTTAGCAGTTTTACTCCACACCCTTATGTAGTTACATACTGGCCGCTCTTCGCAAGTTTCACATTTTTTGTTGTTATTACTGTTATTTCCGGGGTGTGCACGGTATAAATACAGCACTTTTGGCAGTCTAACGATGGGAAATTTCTCTGAAATTTGCATGAAAAGATCCCCATCTTCACACGCACTGACCAGTTTTTCGTTATATCCGTCAATAACATCCATTACTTTTCGGCGATATACCCCAAAATGCCGCCAGCCATGCTGGTGTAACTTGTCAATATCAAAGGTTTTACTCTCCGAATACAGTTGATGCTCACCTTTTTCTCCAATCTGAGCCAGATCTGAGTAGATTAAACCCACATCTGGTAGCTGATCGAAGCTTCTAACCATCTCATCCAGTGAATATCTCTCCAATATGTCGTCATTATCTAGATGACCCACTAAATCACCCGTAGATAATGTGTAAGCCCGCTTCCTATTCTTAACAATTCCTAGATTTTCGTCATTCCGATACGCTTTAATGCGGGGATCATAGGTAGATAACATATAAGCTATCTCCCATGTCCCGTCATCAGAGCAATCATCAACAATGATTAACTCCCAGTTCTCATAAGTCTGCCTTAATACACTATCAACCGCATATTTAATGTATCTAGCCGAGTTATACGCCGGCATTAACAGAGAAACTAGGGGTTTTGTCATTTAGCCTCGCGTCATTTTCGTAATAACATCAGCTTTAAGCTTCTGTTCGTTCTGTTTCTGCTGGGATTGCAGTCTCATAGCCTCTCTTTGGCTCTCTGCCTTGATTCTTTCAGCGTCAATGGCCAATCTAGCCTGAGCCAGAGCCATGTCAGCCTGATCTTTTGCAGATTTACGCTTAACTTCCTCTGCTTTGATCTGCAATTCAGCCTGTTGCATCTGGATAAGCGGATCCTGAGCCTGTTGTTGAGCCTGTTTCTGCTGAGCAGCCGCCATATTTGTCTGTAAAAGCTGGGCACTGGCCTGAGCAATCAATCTAGACAACTGAACTTCCACATCCTCTGGTAATTCCTTGTCAGGTGGTGGCAAAGGTACGCCCATTTGCTCTTCAATCTTGCGTCTGTACAAGAATCCTAAGTGCTCCGCGATGTGCGCTTGAATAGCCGCCATCATTTGCTGAGCCATAGGGTTCTGACCCATCGTTTGAGCGATCATTGGATCTTGCATGAACGTCGTATGCGCCGCAATGTGAGCATCTTGATCCTGATAAATGAACGCTCTCGTAGGTTCACCCTTCAAGAACGCCATGTTCTCAGAAATAGGATCTCTTGGAGTCTCATCGTCAGGAGTTGGTACTAGCTTCTCGCCATTCTTAATACCTAACACCTCAATCATCTGTCGATGTAAGTTAGGTAGGTTGTAAATCTGAGGAGCCTGCGCCGCCATTTGCATTACAGCTTGGTACTGCATGATCCTCTGAGCCATGGTCGAGCTATTAGGATCTGACACGGGGATAACATCCACCATATCATAGTCTTCCTGCTTGGCCATCCTCGTACCAGAAGCGGGATCGTACTCATACTCTGTAGGAGCGTAGTCTCTAATGATCGCCTTAAGAATCTTAAACTCTTGCTTCATCGAGTAGTGAACCCGAGCCTGCACAGCAGACATTGTTTTCAACTGACGCTCTAATAGGGCCAAGGTTGTACCGACAGGAGCGTTAGCACTCATATCACTGACGTTCATGTCAGCGATAGATCCCAAACGTCTACCCTCTTCAGTGACTTTATCCAACAACATAGACAATACTTGTGATGGCTCCTTATAAGGAAGCATCATGATGTTGTCTTTGATAGAGCCGCTCGGTACGTCTACGTCTCTAAACTCGCCCGGAGCAATAGGTGTGTCGTCACCCTTAACTCGGAGTCCTCTAGATTTAAGACCGCCGGGCAGATTGCTTAATGTGCCAGCGTCAATGAGTTGTCTAATAAGAGACGTACCGGCTCTGGCATAACCACCAATAAGATGTATGAAACCAAAGCCATAAGCACCAAAGCCGGGTACATAGTCATATTGAACAAAGTGCTGGCGCTTAAGTTTCTTCTCATCTGATTCATTCCAGTTTCTGTAAATAGACAGAATCTTATTTGTACCTACATCAATTGTGATGATGTACGGTAAAGCAATCCCATCTTCATCTTCATAGCCGGGTAAGTCATAGTCAACCTGAATCTCATAAATCTGGTAACGGTCGTCATCAGTAACTGAGTAACCCTGCTCATCGGCCTTTTTCTTTTCTACGTCAGTGTGTAAATTACTAGGCTCTCCCAGATCTACATCAACATAGAAACCTGCTACCTGTAGTTTCTTAAGTTCATTCTTAGACTTACGCATGATGTGCGTAACTCTCTCAGCCGTTCTAGAATTACTAGAGCCGTAGGGAATAATTACATCTTCCGCAGGAACGTAGACAGAAGTTTGCCGTCCCAAACTGGGATCATAGTAAACCTTCTTAAAAGCTGATCCGGCAAGTCCTAAATTAAACAACATTCTCTCGTGCTCAGGGCGATACTCAGGCATCTCCTCAGTGAGCTTATAGTTCATGTCCTCCTGAACTCGCGCAGCCGCTTCAGTTTTAAGGCGGTCAATTGCACCAATAATTTCAGTTTTGACTGGCCCCGCCGCTGGGAACGTTTCAATAATCGTTTCACTCTGGAACCGAACCGCAGCTTCAGTGAGGATAGTCGAGAATACGCCGCAAGCACCGTTCCACGGCTCAGTACGTTCTTCATACTTCATCCCCAAAACATCCAGACCCTTGACATACATCTCCACCCAGTCTTTACGGGATGTGATGTCGCTAGAAACTTCCTCAACTAAATCAGAGCCAATCGTAGCCAGTACGCTGTCATCTATAAATTCAGCTAAGTTATCGTCAAACTTATCTCCTCCTCCAGTCGGTGGAGTCAAATCAATCTCAATCCCATCTATCTCAATCGACATAGATTCAGGATTCTCAACTTCGATTTCAATATCTGGAGCCAGTGAATCTATGCCTTGTGGCATTTCGTATAAAGATTTTTCCATGAGAGCCTCAATAGTAAACGTGCTTCTTTCTGAAGCCGATTAGATCTTCACGCTCATCTGAATCGAGCCGCAAAAACCCACCTTGTCTGAAACGAATCAGAGCTTGTACACAAGCATCAACCAAGTCATCATGGTCTGCATTCGGAAACGCAGCCATCTGCTCGATTAACTCGTGCGCCCACCTCGTATCAGGTGCCCATACTTTACCCGACTTGAACAAATCAGTCACCGAGTTTAGTCGCACAAATTTATCATTTCCTCTAGACGGGGTGTATTCACTCACCACAATCCCCATTCGTCTTAATTCAAATATCAACGGAGCGCCAGCAGCTTTAGCTTCCACAACAAAAGCATCCGGCTCCCAATCTTTATAGTGGTTAAAAGCTTTCTCCTTCAATTCAGGAAACTCCATCCTTTTTTGGAAAGCATCTAACAGAATAATATTGATATCCTCTGGGTTCTCGTTCAGGTGAAAAACGCCAAGGGTCACGCAGGCGGAATAGTCTGATCGCTCATTCTTAGTAAATGCAGTATCCCAACTCTGAATGATAAATTCACACCTAGGAGGATCTTCTTTCTCCCAAATCTTCCACCACTCTCTTTTTACTAAAGCACCTTCTTCTCCCGTAGGGTTCTGCTGATACTGAGCATTCCACTTACTAGGGGGAAGTTCATCTCTAAGTGCTTCTAGTTCCTCTAAACTCCAGAACTCTGGCCATAAAGGTTTCCCACTGGGCATAATCGCGGGCAGTTCTATAACTTCCCACTCTTCCCCTTTATCCCTACTGGCTGCATCCTTAAT